GACGGGGCAGGACGCGAACGACTTGCACATGGCGGCCGGCGTGATGGCCGTTGCGAAAAAAATAATGGAGGCGCGCACGAAGTAGGGCAGCAACGGAGCGCTGGACCGAGTCTAGCCGGCGCACAGAGTCCCCGACAAGAGGGGAGCCGAGGAAACAAACGGCGCTGAGTATGAGGGTAAACCGCTGAACGGCGGCGCTGGAAGGGCAGCAAGAAAGAGGCAGGCTGCAGCGTGGGTGGATTTCAGAGCGCGCCGGGAATGCGGATTGTACGGACGGTAGCCCGTCTTGAGCTTGTAGCAGCAGGCAGTGCAGAAGCAGAAAGTCTGAAATCGCCGTAGCGACGGGCCGGCTCCGACGGGCAGGTTTTCGCAAAGGTAAACGCCTCCATATGGGAGGGGTTCGCCTTTCGCTCAGGGCCTCACCAACGGGCAAGGGTTTATCTGTCTAGACAGGAGACATTGTTGAGATGCCGATTGAGATTTTGTCGAGACCTCCGACTGTCGACGAGGCCGTCGACTGGCTAACAAAAATGCAGCACATGCCAGACTACTGCCGGTCGTGCCTGACTTTTTGGAAATCGACAATGGGTATTGCTGCTGCAAAGCAGGTTTTCGAGCGTGCGCCGGAATCGGTGCGCAAGTGGATCAACGAGAGGGCCATGAAATGAGCGCAATACAAATATCCGATGTGGAGCGCAGGCGCTGGAAGCGCAGGCGGCGGTTGCACAAAGGAGCATGAGCATGCCCGATACGACCGAGCGTAGGGAATTACTACGCTAGGGCGCGAGCGGTTCGTGGGCAGGATTCGGCCGCAGTGTTGATTGCGGCCGTGAATCGGGAGTTGGAGGACAGAGAGGCTATTTCAAACCCCTCTTGAGTTTGAAGAGATCGAACAGGCCGGCCGGCATCTTGCGCCTTCCTCGCTCCCAGTCTTGCCAGGTGCGGCGCGCGGACTTGACCACGGCGCCGGCCTCTTCCTGGGTCAGGCCGGCGGAGACTCTGGCGGAAAGGATAGCCTCCTTGGTGGGGTGATCATTCGCCATATGATGATTCCTCCTTTGGATAGACGTGCTAGTCAAGCATCCATCCAAGCCGTTCCAGGTCTTCATCTGGGACTTCTTCCGGACCGACGGCACGGAACGACTTCATGCCGCTCCCAAAACCACCTTCCCACGTCTGGTCATCGTCCGCAAGGACGAAACCGAATTGGTTGTCGTCTGGGAGCTGAACAAGAAACCGGCTCCCGTCGGTGACGAATGTTTTCTGCACTGGATTGCTCATTTCCTTCTCCTCTGTTGATCGGCAGGATTGCCTGACAAGCCGCCTCAGCGAAGCGGCTTGGCGCGGTTACTGCTCCAGACCGAACAGCGCCCACATGTTGCCGTTCGGGTCGGCGATCGGGAATCGCGCATCGATCGCTGCTTGCAGCCGTGGCGAGCGAGGGTCGATGTCTGACCACACTGGCTTGCTGAACAGCCAGGCGACGAGGGGTGACTTCTGATTTCCGTAGTAGCTGTCTTCTGCTACCCCCGCCCGCTTGGCGATCCGCGCTGCTGCGCGCAACAGGCGGAACATAGCCCGCGATGTTTCGCGGGGACTGATAGCCGCTTCTGTTACCGTTTCCAGGTATCCGATTGCTTGGTTGGTTTCCATTTTCTCTCCCTCCTGGAAAACCGGGCTTGCAAATCGCTCACCCCATGGACAGAATTATGCACGCATCGCGTGCGCAAGCCAAGAGTTTTATCGGGGTTGTTTGAAAAAACAATCAATCATGATATATGTTGGCTATCAGGAAGAACGGAGCGATTGAGCGTATCTATGACGGCAACCGGGTTCAGCATTTATGCACAGATCATTTCGGCATCGTCAGGGAGTAAGCCGGGCGCCAAGCAGAGGATGGCGGGGCGGATGAGATCGCCGCTCGCTCATCTCGTGCTCGCGTATCTGTGTGGGCAGCATGAGTATTTGCGGCAACACGAGATTCGGGAGGGGACCGGGCTCAGGCATTCGGCAGCGTGCTGGGCGCTGCTGCTGCTGCGCAGGCATGGGCTTGTGGAGGCGGTGCCAGATCCTGTCCGGAATGGGCGGTACTTGCGGTACAAGGCGAGGGCGGTCTGATGGCGGCGCCGAGAATAATCGACTACGGGAGGATCGAGCCGGGATGGCGCGCGGGACTTTTGAGCGTCCAACAATTGGCAGACGAGTACCAAGCAGAAACCGGGCAAGCCGTAACCCTGACGGCGATCAACAAGCATTTCAAGAAACTCGGGATACCGCGCGACCTGTCGGCAAAGATCGAAGCCAAAGCAGCGGCAATGGTTTCAGCGGCAATGGTTTCAGGCAAGGTTTCAATCGACGGAACCGAAACCTTGCCAGCCGAAGCGGCGATCATCAACAGCGCTGCGACGACGAGCGCAAACGTCCAGCTTTCCCACCGGGCAGACATCCGGTTGCTGCGGATGCGGGCGCAGCAGTACCAGCAGGAGCTAGACGAGTGCGAAGGCGATCTAACAAAACGGACTGGCATCCTCAAGGTCCTGGCAGAAACGCAGTGCCGGCTGATCGCTGCAGAGCGGGAGGCGTTTGGCATGGACAAGGACAGGCCAGCCGAAACCGGGCTGTCGAACGAGTCCGTGGCAACGCTCAAGCGATTGAAAGCGGCTCTTGAGGCGGGATGATGCGCTCCTTGCCGCGATCATCGCGGAGTTGTCACGGAGAAAGCTGGAATGCTACGAGCCGTATCCAAAACAACGGGCGTTCCATCGGGCAGGCGCTACGCACAGCGAACGCCTGTTCATGGCGGGGAATCAGCTCGGAAAAACGATTGCCGGCGGCGCCGAATGGGCGATCCACGCGACTGGACGCTACCCTGACTGGTGGGATGGCGCCGAGTTCAAAAAAGCACCGCTACTGTGGGCCGGGTCAGTGACTGGCGAATCGACGCGGGATAACCCGCAGCGCATTCTCGTTGGGCCGCCACCGACAGAAAGCTTGTGGGGTACAGGGTTTTTGCCAAAGGACGCCATAAAAGGTAGAGATCGTGCGATGGGCGTGCCGAACTTGCTGGATAACGTCCAGGTGCGCCACGGCGGCGGTGGTGACGTGCAGGCTGGAACGGCAATAATCTCGTTCAAGGCTTACGAGAAGGGCCGTGAGAAGTGGCAAGGTCCGACCGTCGACGGAGTCTGGTGGGATGAGGAACCCCCTCTCGACATCTATACAGAGGGTCTGACGCGCACGAACAACGGCCAGCGCGGTCAGTTCGGGATGATCACGTTCACTCCGCTGCTCGGCATGAGCGACGTGGTAATGTTGTTCATGGGGCCGGAAGTGGAGCGCTGCAAGTGACGCGCGCGATTGTCTCAATGGCGATCGATGACGCTCTGCACTACACACCGGAGCAGCGCGCAGCCATCGTCGCATCCTATCCGGCGCATGAGCGTGAGGCTCGCGCAAAGGGCATCCCGACACTCGGCAGCGGGCGAATTTTCCCGGTCGAGGAAGAATCGATCCTCGTCGAACAGTTCCTAATTCCGGCGCACTGGCCGCGTATCAACGGGATTGACTTCGGGTGGGATCACCCGGCAGCCGCTGTTCAGGCAGCATGGGATCGAGACGCTGATTGCTGGTACGTGATCAAGGCGCATCGTGCGCGCGAGCAAACCCCCATTCTGTTCGCCCCTACAGTCAAGGCATGGGGCGCGTGGGTGCCGTGCGCCTGGCCTCACGACGGCTTGCAGCACGACAAAGGGAGCGGGAAAGGGCTCGCGCAGCAGTACGCAGACACAGGGCTGAATATGCTCAGGGAGCACGCGACTCATGCCCCAGATCCCGGGAAGCCAGAGGGGTCTGGCGGCAATGGCGTCGAGGCTGGGCTGATGGAAATGCTGGACCGGATGCAAACCGGGAGGCTGAAAGTGTTCGCAGGGTTGGACGACTGGATGCAGGAGTTTCGGCTGTATCACAGAAAAGATGGGCGAGTCGTGAAAGAGCGCGACGACCTGATGAGCGCGACGAGGTACGGGTTGATGATGCGTCGGGAAGCGATTGTTCAGCCAGATCCGTACACCAGGCCATCAGCACGTCGCCCGGCGTGCTGGAGAGCATAGAAATCAATCATGGTATATCTGCCATCTGAATAGCATGGCGAACGCATGATGTCAGAAGAACTTTCCATCGACGAGTACACCGGATTCTGGACAGAAATTCAGGAGCAGCCGCCGTGGCGCACGAAGGCTGATCGAGAGGCTGATTACATCGACGGCAATCAACTGGACGCCGAGATTCTGCAGCGAATGGCCGATATAGGCATCCCGCCGGCCATCGAACCTCTGATGGGGCCGGTACTGGCATCGGTCCTTGGCATGGAAGTGCGGAATCGCGGGGACTGGATCGTGCGGCCGCAGTCGCAGGACGACAGCTCGGATGTGGCAGACGCGCTGAGTTTCAAACTGCACCAGGCTGAACAGCGGTCAAAAGCGGATGTCGCGTGCTCAGAGGCGTTCAAGACACAGATCGGCCTCGGAATAGGTTGGTGCTATGTGGGTCGGGAAGAAGATCCGTTCCGGTATCCGTACAAAGTCGAAGCGGTCCACCGGAATGAGATTTTCTGGGATTGGTTCGCAAAGCCGGACCTTTCGAATGCCCGCTATCTGATCCGCCGGCGGTGGTTCGACAAGCGCATTCCAGAGCTGATTTTTCCGAAGCATGCCAAGTTGATCAGGCACACGACGAGCGGATGGTCAGATTACGGCGTGGGTCATTTCATGACCGATTCGGCCGGGTCGCTGCCTAATCTGTTCGCCAGCCAGGAACAGGAGCGCACATGGTCAATCGAGGAATCGCAGTGGCGCAACTCGTCGCAGAACCGGGTGGCCCTCTGCGAGTGCTGGTATCGTCGATGGAATCGCGTCACCGTCATCAGATCTCCGGACGGCAGAGTGGTCGAGTACGACCGGAAAAACTCGGCGCATGTGGTCGCAGTGGCAAAAGGTCTGGTGTCGGTCGATAGCGCGATTGTGTCGCGAGTGCGATTGTCGTGGTGGCTCGGGCCGCACAAGCTGGCGGATGTCGATCATCCAGAGCAGCACGGAAAATTTCCGTATGTCCCGTTCTGGGGGATGCGCGAGGACCGGACAGGGGTGCCGTTTGGGCTGGCTCGCGGAATGGTCTATCTGCAGGATGAGATCAACGCGACGCGCAGCAAGGCCATGTGGATGATGGCCGCGCGCCGCGTGGAAAGGACTCAGGGCGCTGTGGTCGGGGAGGATGAGCAATTCAGGCAGGAAGTCGCGAGACCAGATGCGGACATCATTCTGGACCCGAAAGCCATGCGTGAAGGCGGCATTTTCAAGGTCTCAACCGACCTAGAACTGACGCAGCAGCAATTCCATCGGCTAGCGGACGCTAGAGAGGCTCTTCGGCGAGTCGGAGGAATCTACTCTGAATTCCAGGGACAGAACTCGAACACAACCAGCGGCGTGCAATTCAACAGCCAGGTTGAGCAGAGCAATCAGAGCCTCGCCGACATCCTGGACAATTTCAAGACAGCGCGAACTGAAGTGGGAGAAATTCTGCTGTCTCTGATCATTGCGGACACGATCGGGAAGCAGGAGGACGTTTTCCTAGATGGAGTCGGGTTGGTCGATGACCGCACGATCGGAATCAATGTGCCGGTCGTCGATGAGGACGGTTTCGAGTACCTCGACAACGACGTTTCTCGCGTTGCGCTGACAGTCGGGATTGACGACGTTCCTTCAGCAGCCACATTCAAACAGCAGCAGCTCAACGCGATGACGGAAGCTTTCAAAGTCATGCCGGCTCAGTATCAGTCGGTGATGATCCCGTTCCTGCTGTCGCTGATGGATTTGCCGAAGAGTGCAGATCTGATCAAGGAAATCCGTTCGGCAGCGTCTGCGTCCTCGCCTGAGCAGGTCGAGCAGCAGATCAAACAGGCTGTCGAGCAAGCACTGATCAAATCCCGTGCCGAAATAGAACTGGAGAAGCTTCGCCAGAACAAGCCTCTGATCGACGCGCAGGTCAGCAAGCTCGCCGCCGAAGCGGCAACCAAGGCCGTCGAGGGATTTTTCTCGGCAACACAGGCGGCCAACCAGATCTCCATGCTGCCAGGGCTCGCGCAATCCGCTGATCAGATATTGAGGTCTGCCGGGATGCCCGACCGCGACGCGGCGCCGCTGATCGCTCCGGTCCCGAACGGGACGCATTCGGCCGACCTTCAGCAAAACACTTCGCCGATGTTCCCTGCCAATCCAGATGTTGGCCTGAAAACAGGGATAGAGGGCGGTCAACCATCATCCAGTGAAGGACAACCATGAGTTCATTGCAAGAGACCGCTGTTCGCTACGGCGCCGTGACGCCAAGCGACTCGACCGAGTTGAAATTCAAGGCGCTGTACATCGGAGGCGCCGGATCTGTAGTGATCAGGCAGGCGGGGTCTGACATCGGGGCAGTGACGTTTGCCGCCGTTCCTGCGGGCACGCAGCTCTTGGTGTCTGGAAATCGCGTGATGGCCGCCAGTGGCGCAACCAATATCGTCTGGCTCGATTGGTAGTCAAAATCAATCATGCTAAAAAGGCAGCAGCCCGCCGTGATGGCGCGCGATCCGCAGCAGATGGAGGCGGAGGCCCTTCGGGGCCAATGCCATTTTCGTAACACCCGCTTACATCTCGCCCGCAGCACAAGCGATATGTGACCGGATAGCCCGCCGTGATGGCGCGCGATCCTGTAGATGGAACGGTAGATGGAAAAAGATTTGTCCTACTTCATGGAGCACCCTGAAGAATTCGACCAGCTTTCAGACGAAGATCGTATGTCGCTGCATATCGGCGAGTCGATCGAGGGCGAGATTACCGGCGGATCGCCCGACGCCAGCATTGAAGCTTCAGCCGAAGAAGGTGCGACAGACGGAACACAGACAGCCGCAGAGGAAGCACCTGTCGTGGTTGCCAAGGACGGGAAGCACACGATCCCGTTCGAGGAACTGCAACGAGCCAGAGACGAGGCCAAATACTGGCAGGCCCAAGCCGAGGAAGCCAGCCGGATCGCTCAACAGTCCCAATCAGAGCAGCCGCATAACCAGACGGCCGCCGTCGATCTGAAGCAGCTTCGCCGCGAGCTTCGCGAAGCGATGTTGCTGGATGACGACGCCAGGATCGATGAGCTTGAGGCGCAGATTGACGAGGAGATCAGCCGTAAGGCTGAAGCCAAGGCAATCCAGGTGCTTGAGCAACAGGCGGCGCAGGCCGAAGAGCGGGCGATTTCGGCGACTGCCGAGAGCCTGATCAAGACATATCCCGATCTGGATCACACAAAGCCTGGCGCCAACCTGGAAGCCATCGCGACCGTACAGGCGCTGAGTGCGATGTACGTCAACAAGGGCTCTACTCGCGCTCAGGCGCTGGTGGACGCTGTTGATCGGGTGGCCAAGCTCTATGGGATGGGAGAGAAGGCGAAAGCTGACCTTCCGGATGAAGCCGCGATGGCGAAGGCGGAAAAAGTTATCGCACAGGCCAGCGCAAAGGAAAAAGTGCCGTCCAGCCTGTCGTCAATTCCTGCGGCCGCAACCCCGCCAACAGATGAGTTGCAGGCGCTTTCGTCGATGTCTGTGCAGCAAGTTCAGGACAAGCTCATGAGCATGCCGCGAGAAAAAATACTGGCCGTTCTGTCTCGACAGATGTAGCCGGCCATTTTGATTCCCCGCCGTGATGGCGGAATTTTCCTCATACAGGAGCAGTAAAAATGGCAACCACAGCAGTCCCCTATGGGTCTGACCAACAAGTCAAGATCCAGTCGGTCGGCCTGTTCGCTGCGTGCATGCAGCGCAAGACCGGCCTCAATCGGATGGCCGGCGCGATGTCAAAACAGGCAGACGCCAGCGGAAATATCCGACTCGTCAGCACCAACAGAAAGCCGATCGTCCGGGTCCAGGAACTCACCAAGTCGGCAGGCGACGAAGTAACCTTCGATCTGGTCAATCCGGTCAAAGCCATTCCGATCATGGGCGACGAGTGGGCGCAGGGCAAGGGATCCGTGCTCACGTTCGCACAGGACCGGCTCCGGATCAATCAAGCTCGATTCCCGATCAGCGCAGGCGGCGCAATGTCGCAACAGCGCACGCCGCATCAGCTCCGCCCGTTGGCGCAAAATGTCGCGCTGTCGTCACTTGAGCGATTCTCTGATCAGGCATCTTTGGTCCATCTCTCCGGCGCACGTGGATTCCACGACAACATCGAATGGTGCGTGCCGACTACGGCGCATGCCGACTTCTCAAAGGTGATGGTCAACCCCGTCCGAGCGCCAACTCGTAACCGACATTTCCTCTCGACCGGGTCGGGCCTGGAGCAGGTGCCAACCGGCGGCTATACGATCGCCACGACGGATGTGATGAACTCTGATGTGGTGGATGGCATCGCCACCTGGCTGGACGGCATGGCCCTTCCTCTGCCTGGGGTCGAGTTCGAGAATGACGAAGCGGCGGCTGATTCGCCTGTGCGCGTGCTGATGGTGTCCGCCGAGCAGTACAACTCGTTCGTCCAGAGCACCAATTTCCGGACGCTGCAAGCGCAGGCCATCTCTCGGGCGCAAATGGCCAAGAACCATCCGGTATTCCTCGGCGACGCGCTGCTCTGGCGGGGAATTCTCATCCTCAAGATGCCGAGGCCGATCCGTTTCTATCCGGGAGATACGGTCCAGTGGTGCGCTTCCACCACCTCTGCAACCGAGACAGCCGGGACGATTCCTGCGCTCGGCTCAGGGTACGCAGTCGATCGCGCCATTCTGCTCGGCGGACAGGCCCTCGCGGAAGGGTTCGGGCGGCACAACGGAAGCGGAAGTTCATATTTCACCGCAGAAGAAACGACCGACTTTGGCAATCAGCGTGAGTACGTCGTTGGCGAGATCGGCGGGCGGTCGAAAATCCGATTCCTGGTCGATCATGGGAACGAGCAGCAATATACCGACTACGGCGTTGCGGTGATCGATACCGCTGTCCGTCTGGCCGGCGTTTAAGGAGGTTTGACAGATGGCAACAGTTACTAAGAAATCGCTCCGACAGGAAATCTCTCACGCCGGGGCGTTCGGCAATCGCTGGTCGCAAATCTATACGTTTGAGACCAACTCATCCGGCATCTTTGTCAGTTCCGACTTGGCAACGGCCGTACAGATCGGTGATGTGGTCCGGTTTGGAATCCTGCCTGCGGGAGTGCGAATCTCCGACGCCCTGGTCATCATCTCGGATGCCTTCGCCGCTACGACTACGTACAAACTTGGGTTTGCCTATGTTGATGGGGTCGATTCAACGGTGGTTCCGCAAGATGATGACTACTTCATCGTGGCGGGTACTGCATCGTCTTCTGCTGCTCGCACGCCGGCGAACAACACGGCGGTACGTCCGCTCACGCTTCCGAAGGATGCGTATCTGATCCTGACTCGGGCGGGCGCGGCAGACTCGGCTGCTGGCATCATGGATGTCATTGTCAAAGGGACTCTGGTCGGCGTCTAACCCTATCGCGCCGGCCCAAGCCGGCGCATTTCCATGGATTCGCACAATGCAGGCAAAGACGATTGTCTATATCGGACGCAGGCCGTATCACAAGGACTGCACCTACGGGACTGGAGAGTGGGTCAATGGACAGAGCAAGGTCGTTGATGCCGCTATCGCGTTCAAGATGTTGCGGCACCCTGATGTCTATCAGGACGGCGGGGTTGTTGCGGATAGTGATGTGGCAGATCTGGTCACTACGCAGAAAAAGGCGACTCCTGAGCATGAGACTGAGGAAACACTTGGGGCGCTTGACGCAATCAACACCATGGACACCGACGCCCTGTGTTCGTTTGTCGCCCAGAATTTCAACCAGAAACTGGACCGCAGGAAATCGCTGAATAACCTTCGACTCGATGCGGAGAACATGGTGCATCAGTTCGGAGTTGCGTCGTGAATCTCGGCACCCTGATCTCCAATTTTCGTATCGACGAGCGCGATACGAGCACTCCGCCGATGTGGGGGAGAGATCACCTTGTTAGGCTGTTCAACGAGGCCACTGAAGAGGCGGCGATTCGTAAAAGCCTGCTGCGCGAGGAGTTGATTGTTTCGCTGGTTCCTGGGGATGTTGAGGTTTCGATTCCGGCAAGGATTATCGAGGTCAGGACCGCGAGACTCGTTGAAGGCGGCGAGATGTACTGGCTTGCTCCTTCTGACCGCTACGAACAAGACCGCATGAACCGTTACTGGCGGGATACCGCAGGAAGACCTTCCGCGTTCATCCATGACGACTCGTCAATCGCGCTCAATCGGATCATCGAGACTGCCGCCGATCTCAAACTGGAGTGTTTCCGCACTCCGATCAGCCAAATGTCGGATGACGACGATGAGCCAGAAATCGCTGCCGTGCATCATCCATACCTGAATGGATGGGTTCGTTACCGGGCGTACTTGGTGCCTGATACGGATTTCATGGACAAGGACCGGTCGGCGCGTGGGTTGTCGGAATTTGAAGACTACTTCGGCCGCAGGCCGAGCGCAGGCCATCGGCGAGACAACAACGCCAATCGGCCGCATCGTGTAAAGGCGTGGTGATGAATGGAATGACATCTGATCCTCGGGATCATGAAGCGTTTGTTCGAGAAATCGACTTGGGGGCATATGAATCCGCTGTGAGCAGCCTCCCGAGAGGAGTCATTCCGCGCCGCAAGGGGATGACGTGGAGGCAGCATCTTGGCGCCGAGATTGAAGCAATTGGGGGGAGAAAGCCGGCCCCGTATACCCCGCATTCAACCACGTGCTATCTGTTCCGTCATCCAGCTACGCTGAGCACGCATCGCTACCTGAACGAGTACCAGTTTTACGTCCCGCTCGAAAGCGATCCTGCTGACGGAACGAGATGGTATTACGGGATGTTCCTCGGAACCAGGAATGTGGCAGCCATGGTGCCGAGTATGAGCGACATCTGCCTGGCAAAACTGGCGAAATGCGTACCTCACACGTCGATGACGAAGGTCGGGACTTGGACGACTAGCCCCGCAAACCAAGCTGCTGGGGCGTTTAGCGCATCCGGGGCAGCGTATTCCGCGACGGCAGGAGAAACCGCATCTGGAGTCGTCAGCGGTCGAACTGTTGGATTGCAGTTCTTCGCGACGACCAATGGCGGGTACGGAATCGTCTCGATCGATGGGGATTTCACGCGAGCGAATCGCCTTCCTGTGTTCACCGAGGCGGATTACGTCGCCGGAAGATGCCGTCCAAGCGACGTCGGGAAACGGTATTTCTCGTCCTACGCGACGGCAGCAATCAACGAGTTCATTTGCCTGGCTGACGATCTTCCAGCGGGCAATCACACGATCCTGATCGAGGCGACTGGCCTGAAGCCGTCTGCGTCTTCGGCGGCGAGATGTTACGTCGAGCGCATCTACGGGGTTTCAACGGGATATGCAGTTGGGGATTCCGAGGTTTACTTTGTCCCGGTGCGATGGGTCAATCATCTGCAGACGGTATCGGCGCTCTGCTATGTGCCGCAGTGGGCGCCGGTCGGATCGACGAACTATCAGTTCATGGGGGCCAACCATTCCGACAACAGCACGCAATCATTGGAGTCGCAGACTTCGCTGACCCTCTATGTCGGCGATACAGATCAAGCATCACTTGCCGCGGGAACGTTCGCGAGCGGAAACAACATTGTCGTGCGGCACGTGACGACGCTGGCGCATGCGGACTCTCTTGTGACGAACGTCGCGACAAAGACCCGCACCTACACGATGGTCTCGGGCCGGCCTCATCCGCTGATGCTCGATGTCGACATCACGTACTCTGCCGCCGGAAAGATGCAGGTCGAGTACGCCGGAATGCTGGTGGTGGGCAATTACGCCTCGCTGGATGTGGTCTCGGTACGGCAAAACGAATTCAAAAAGATAGTCGTTGTTGGCAACGAGGTCGACATTCCGATGGCCAATGACGGCAGCGTTGCCAACTACCGCGGTGGGCCGGCGTCTCTGTGGGCGACTGGACCGAAAGTCGAAGCGTGGGTAGAACTGATCGACGCCATTCCAGACCGGAGAATGCACGCATCAAACACGGGGTTGATCCAGGATTCGACTACAGCCAATCAGGACAAGGCGTATCTGCAAACGGTTGATCGCATTACGTACTTCCCGGCGAATACGCAACGGAAATTCACCATCGGGTACGGGGCGAAGCCGGCTTGATCGGGCTTTGCACTCACATTTTCTAGGATGTTATACACACACATTGCAGATGCGCGGTTATGAGCATGAATAAGCTGAAGCTTCCGTCAATGCGCCTCGGGTCCTCTGCTGACATCCAGATCCGCATTGAGACAGACGAGATTGTTTTTGCCTTGATCGCGTCGATCAGCCGGTCTGCGCCTGCGAGAGTCGTGACGCAGGCGGCACATGGGCTGCTCGACGGCTGGCGGGCATCTGTCATCGACGCCAAAGG